AAATATTATCTTTCCCACCAGCTTTCATTTTTCGTATACCACATTATAGTATATCTCAAATCATCGGCAAATGTTTTTTCGGTTCCAGGTAAGTCTAGCTGATACCCAGCTTGAATCATCATATCCCTATAATTACTTTCTCTAAGAGAATATTTTAAGTCATGACCTTTTCTGTCTTCTACGAAGGATATAAGACTCTCTGGTTTCTCTAAAACATGTAATATTTCTTGAACTAAATTGATATTGTTGATCTCACCGTGGTTGTCATTTCCGTAACTAGGAGCAAAATTATAAATATCTCCCGAGGTACCATACTTTAGAACATTAAAAATTTTCTCGCAATGATCCTTTACATATATCCATTGTCGAACGTTTTCTCCAGTACCATAAACTGGTACGTATGCATCTGCTAAAGCATTTCTCACTACAACTGGTATTAACTTTTCTGGATACTGTCTAGGGCCGAAATTATTAGTACATCTCGTAACGATAATATCTCGCTTGTATGTATGATAATATGAAAGA